ATAAAATCAGAAGAAAAAATGCATCAAGGTGAAAAAAGGAGAGTTAATGTTTTATTAAGAAAACCATATACAGTTAATCAGGTTGATGTTGTTACCAAAATATATTACAAACTTTATATCAAAAGAGGTCAGGACCAAACAGTGGTTACTGATTGGTTAGAAGTTAATAAAACATATGGATCTAATTTTTTCACAATAGATACTAGTTGGTTAATTCCACAAACATATTTTATAGATATTAAGATTGATCGTAACGGGGAAACTAATATCTATAATGAAGAATTAAAATTTATAATATTAAATAAAAAATAAAATGAAACTTGATGAAAAACAAAACTATTTAGTTTATATAAACCCATTAAATAAGAATTATAAAGGTGAAATTGTTTATGAGTTTTTATTCTCAAAGCAAAATGATGTTACTGGGGATGATTGGGATATTACACCCTCTTCATCTGGTGAAGTAACTCCACCAAAAATTGATGATTTAGATTTTGTTGGTACATTAACAACAAATCATATTGAATTAAATTTAGTATTAAATTCTGATGATTTTGGAATGTATGATGCAATGGAAAATATAATTGCATTAGGTTGGGAAACAGATACCCCTGAGTATCAAGAAAGATTGGTTTTTCATTATGGTGAAACATTAGAAAGTGTTAAAAATAAATTATATACTCGTGAAATAGAGTTTGATATTAATGAAATAGAATAAATTATGAAAAAGAAAAAAATTATAAAAGAAGCGGTTCTTGATATAGATATGGGTAATAATAGTATTAATCAAGCAATTAATACATTAAATAAGTTAAAGAGTGTTGGTGTTAATCAAATTGATAAAGATAAAGAAGTACCCAATAAGGAAATTGATAAAAATCAACAAAATAAACAACAACAACCAATTGACAATCTTCAAAAAGATACAAGCAATGTTAATGAAACAACACATACGTTAGATGCTGATATAAGTGAAGAAAATATTCAACATCAGATTGATAAAATATTATATTTATTATTTAATGTAACTTATTTCAATGATATTTCAAATGAGTTATATTTAGATCATAAAAAAAATTATAAACCTGTTAGTCAAATGGGTGAATCAGAATATGAAGAATTAAAAAATGATTTTTTTAGAACACCTGATAGTGCATTATTAACTTTTATTTATGAAATAGATAATGCTCTTGAATCACCTAATAGTAATAATGATTTATATAGAATATTATATAAATTAGAGAAATATAAATCACGTAGAAGTGTTGATGAAAGTTATAAAATACAAGAAAAATTCGGAAAGTTTATTATTGAAAATGAAAATCCAAAAATAACAAAAAAAGAATTACTTGAATATTTAAAAAGAAAAAAATAATAATGTCAGTTACAGATAAGCAAGCTATGTTAATGGAATATACTCGTTGTGCGAGTAATCCTATACATACAATAGAACGATATTTTGAAACTTTTGATAAAACCCAAGAAGGTTTTGTACCATTTAAGTTATTTGAAATTCAGAAAAACCTAATTAAAAATTATGAGGAGCATCGTTTTAATTTAGTGGTAAAATATAGACAAGCTGGTATATCAACAGTTACTGCGGGTTATTGTGCTGTTAAAACCGTTTTTGCACCTAAATCGAATCCAGAAAGAATATTGATATTAGCGAATAAATTAGAAACTGCAATAGAATTTCAAAGTAAAATATTAACTTTTATTAAACAATTACCACCATGGGTTAATGTTAGTTTTACAAAGTCAGCACAAAAGCACGTAAAATTAATGAATGGTTCTGAAATAAAAGCTGTTGCTACTTCACCCGATGCGTTAAGAGGTTATACACCAACGATATTAATTTTAGATGAAGCTGCCTTCATTGAAGGTGGTCAAGATTTATGGGTTGCATGTCTTGCTGCGATTGGTTGTTTAGATGAAAGTACTTTACTTATAACCGATAATGGTATTATAGAACTTGGGGATTTAATAGAAGATAAAGAAAAATTAGGGTTTCATAAATTAACACAAGGTATTAGTGTTATTAATAAACACAATGTTTTAGAAACCCCTGATATGGGTTATAAATCATCGTTCACTGATACTTATAAAATAAAAACTAAATATGGACATGAGTTAACAGGATCTTGGAAACATCCATTGATAGTGAATGATAATTGGGTACAAATGCAAAATTTAAAAGTTGGTGATTCAATTTCATTCTCATATAATCAAAATTTATTTGGTAATGATAATATTATAGATTTAATTAACTCGGATATTAGAAAAGATGCTATGATTGGTCCGTATAAATTTAACTTATTGGAAAATTTAGATGTGAGTTATTTAATGGGACTATTTTTAGCTGAGGGACATTTTGATGATAAATCAATATGGATAACAAATGGGGATAAAGAAATTCAAGAACGACTACTCTTAGATGGTTTTGGAACTAAAAAATTTAATAGAGTTAAAAATAGAAAATATCATTTTTATTTAACATCAAAATATTATAAAGAAATATTTCATAGTGTTGGGTTAACCCGTAAAAGACATGCTTCTGAAAAAGAAATACCTAAACAGATTTTACGAACTAGTCGTGAAGTTATTATTAAATTTATTCAAGGTATGTTTGATGGTGATGGTTGTGCTAATAAAAAAATTATTAAATATAGTACTACGTCTAAAAAAATAGCTGAACAACTACAATTAATTTTATTAAATTTTGGAATAAGATCTAGAATTAAATATTCTGAAACTAAAACATCTAAAACATCTGTTGTTATAAATAAAGATCATATATGTAAAATATATGAGTTATTTATATTAGAGGGAGATATAAATAAATTTTATGAAACTATTGGTTTTGGTTTATCTAGGAAAAAACATTTTAAAATATATCATGAGAATAAAATCAATAAAAGAAAAATTAATATTAGTAAAGATTTAATATTAAATTTATTAAATGAGAATGGTATTAAATCATCTGAATATGAAATGAAGTATCGTTATTTAGATTCATCTAAACGATATAATAAAGGTTATTTAACATATCATGCTATTAATAAATTAATTAATTCTGGTTTAAGTGGTTTGGCTTATGATAAAATAATGGAAATTTATAATCATAGTTTATCATATTTTACTGATGATATTGTTGAAATAACAAAATCTGAAGGTTGGACTTATGATTTACATTTACCTAAAACTAATTCATTTAATTCTAATGGTTTTATATCACATAACACTGGAGGAAAAGCGTTTTTAATTTCTACACCTAATGGATTAGACGAAATTTATTATGAAGCATATGAAGGTTCATTAAATAATACTAACAGTTTCTATATAACACACTTAAATTGGTGGGAAGATCCTCGTTTTGGTAAAAATTTAAAATTAATTAAAACAAAAGATGTTTTATTATGGATTCAATTACCAAAAGAAGAACAAAAAGAATATGATGTTATTGAAGATGCGAGCCAATTTAGTAAAGAAGAATTATTACAAAAATTTTCAGAGGGTTATAGACCATATTCAAGTTGGTATGAAAATATGTGTCGTGAAATGAATTTAAATAGACGACTTATAAATCAGGAGTTGGAATGTGTTGTTGGTGATACGTATATTACAATCAAAAATAAAAAAACTAATTTAATTGAGGAAATTAAAATAGAAGATTTATATGATAAGTTATAATGGAAACTATTAAAAAGAATATTAATACAACTACTAAAAGTTGGGAAATAACTAAAAGTAAATTATATAATGAATATTATGATATAAATAAACTATTATTAAATGTTTAAAATTTATAAGAAATGAAAATTAATAATGATTATATGGTATTAACACCAAATGGGTTTAAAGATTTTGATGGAATAAAAAAATCAATTAATTCTTATTTGGAGTTTATTTTAGAAAATGGTAAAAGTATTGGGGTAACTTCTAATCATATTTTTGTTATTGATAATAATGAAGTTTTTGCAAATACTTTAAAACTTGGTGATTATTTAGAAACAATTGATGGTAAATCATTAATTATTGGGATTAAAGAAGATAAAAATAAAAATAATGTTTTTGATTTAATAAATGTTGCTGATGGTAATATTTATTATACTAATGATATATTATCACATAATTGTGCATTTATCGGCTCTGGTGATAACGTTGTTGATGCCGAAGCAATTAGAACACAAGAATTAACCAATGTTAAAAATCCATTATATAAAGATAAGGAATGGGATAATGAATTATGGATTTGGCAAGAACCACAAAAAGGACATAGATATATTTTGGGGTGTTTACCTGAAAATGAAATGGTATTAACTAATAAAGGTTTGGTTAAAGCACAAAATATAACATTTAAAAATAAATTAATAAATAAAGAGGGTGAATTAGTTAGAATTAAAAATATCCAAGAATATGATGTTGAAGATTGTTATAAATATAAATTAACAATTGAAAATACTTATAGAACAACAACATTTACACATGAACACCCAATATATTGTAGTAAAGATAAAATAAATTTTGATTTTATACCAATTAAAGATATTAAAAAGAATGATTGGTTAAAAATTCCAAACATTTATAATAAAGAATTAGATTATACGTGGGTGGAAAATGAAAATTATTGGTGGTTAATAGGTATTTTATTATCAAAAGGGGTTTTCCAAAAAGATGATAAACGTTTTGGTATATATAATTATGGTATAAATAAGAATGATATTGATAAAATAAAAAACATTTTAACCGAATATAATGTTGATACTGTTTTTTCAGATGAATATACTTTTATTTTCAGAAAAGATGAAAGTGAGTGGGATATTTTATATGATATAGATGATTATAATAGATATATTTCTGAAAAAATAAAATATTTACCAAAACAATATAAGGTATTTTTATTAGATGGTATTATCACAACATTAACAAAATTAAAACCTAACAAAAAAACAACTTTATTTGGTGATTTAGTGTTTTTAGAAGGAATCCAAGATATATTATTATCATTAGGTATAGTAAGTAAAGGATATAAAAATAAATTAATTATTGATAAAGTAAATACATTATTATTAATGGATTTATTACCATCATATAGTAATTCTGATTTTAAATATATTGATAAAATTTATAATCCAAATAAAATAAAAAATAAAAATAGTATTTATTTTAATGATGATTTTAGTTATATTTATTTAAGAATTAAAACAATTCATTGTTCTTTGCATACGGGTAAAGTTTATAATTATGAATGTGAAACTAATAGTTACATGTGCTATCATATACCAACACATAATTGTGATGTTTCAAGAGGTGATTCGGAAGATGCCACTGGAATAACAATTATTGATTATGATACTTATGAACAAGTTGCTGAATATCATGGTAAAATACCACCAGATATCGCTGCTGAATTGGTAAATAAATATGGTAGATTGTATAATGCACTATCAACATTTGATATCACAGGTGGTATGGGTATTGCAGCAACAAATAAATTAAAAGATTTGCATTATCCACGTAATTTATTACATTATGATAATATTACTGATGATTATTTTTATATACCACCAATTGATGCTATTCCAGGTATTAATTTCGCTTCAAGAAATAGAAGAAGTCAAATTGTTGCCGCGTTAGAAGAAGCTATCGTTAGGGGTGGATTTAAATTAAGAAGTCAAAGGTTAGCTGCTGAATTAAAGAAGTTTATATATCGTAATGGTAGACCAGACCATATGAAAAATAGTCATGATGACTTAATTATGGCATTAGGTATGTGTTTATTTGTTGGTAATACTGCTTTTAAACGCTTACAAGAAAGTGATAATTTAACAAAAGCTATGTTGGATAGTTGGAGAGTTGTTGAAGAACCATTCTTTAATAAAACAACAGAAAACATTAAAGAGGTATTAAATACAAACCCCCAAGAAGGTAAAGTATATAATAATAATGATAACGGTAACAATACATTATATAATACCAAACAATATGGTTGGTTATTTAGTACAAAAAAACGACAATAATTATGATAAAGAAAACGGTTATATCAAAAATAAATGCAACTGGTGCTATGCGTAGAAGTGTACCGTCAGTAAAGAGAATAAGTAAATTAGATAAAACCAAACCAACAATTTATTGTTCAATAGAAAACGACCCTTTTGTTACTTATATGGTAAAAACAATTTGGTTAGAAGATTTAAATAAATTTATATATCCACCTTATGTTGAATGTGAATATGTTGAATAGAAAATAGAAAAAATTATGGCAAAGCAAAAATTAACAATATTTCAAAAATTAGGGAAAGTTTTAAAAGATGAAGCATCAAACCCATTATATAATATTGATCCAAATTCTTTTAATAATTTATCACCAGATGATCTTAAAAATAAAGAATTAGAAGCTCAACAAACAATATATTTACAAAATCAATGGAAAAAAATTGATAGTGAATTATATCAAAAAGCTGTATATTATGAACCAACAAGAATGGCTTCTTATTTTGATTACGAGGCCATGGAGTACACACCAGAGATTTCAGTGGCATTAGATATATTTGCTGATGAAGCTACAACATCTAATGAACATGGTAACATATTAAGTATATATTCTGAAAGTAATAGAATTAAACAAGAACTAACACATTTATTTGAAAATGTATTGGATATTAATACTAACTTAACCAGTTGGGCAAGAAATTTATGCAAGTATGGCGATAACTTCGTATACAACAAAATAATTCCAACCGAAGGTATAGTAGGGTGTATGCAATTACCTAATATTGAAATAACTCGTACTGAACCAGGATTTACACAAGTAAGAACATTTGATGATTTCCAAGATGAAAGGGTTACAAAATTCCATTGGAAAGATAAAAATATTACTTTCAATTCATTTGAAATATCCCATTTTAGACTTTTATTTGATGATAGAAAATTACCTTATGGTACTTCATTATTAGAAAAAGTAAGAAGAATATGGAAACAATTATTATTAGCAGAAGATGCTATGCTTGTTTATCGTACCACAAGAGCACCAGAAAGACGTGTATATAAAATCTTTGTTGGTAATATGGATGATAAAGATGTTGATGCTTATGTTGATAAAATTGCTAATAATTTTAAAAGAGTTAATACTATTAATAATGAAAATGGTCAACAAGATACTCGTTTTAATGCAATGCCAGTATGGTATAAAACACCAATACCATTATTAGATGGTAGAACTATAACTATCGAAGAACTTTCAAAAGAATATGAGGAAGGTAAAGAAAATTGGGTATATTCAATTCAAGATGAAACTCACAATATAGTACCAGGAAAAGTTAAATGGTGTGGGAAAAACTATACTGCAGAAAAATTAGTAAAAGTATGGCTTGATGATGATACTTGGATTATGACAGCACCTGAACACCCTTTTATTATGAGAAATGGTGAAAAGAAAAGAGCTGATGAATTACAACCTAATGATAGTTTAATGCCTTTTTATACTAAAAAATCTTGTAAAGAAGATGGTATGAGAATTATTGATTATAATATGGTTTATAATCCTTCAACTGGTAAATATATGTTTACTCATAGAATTGTGGGGGAAGAAATTTTACATGAAGAAAAAATAAATGTTAAAGAAAATACTAATTTTTTCATAAATAATAATTTAACTATACATCATAAAGATTTTAATAAAAATAATAATTATCCTAATAATTTATTATGGATTGGTAATGTTGATCATATTGAATATCATAAAGAAATAGGTAAAGAAAGAATAATTAAATATAATAAATCAGAAAAAAAACGTGAACAAAATAAACGTTTAGCAAAAGAACAAAATTGGGGGGGACGTTTTGTAGAATATAATCATTCGGATTTACATAAAGAACATGATAAAATAAGAAAAACAGCTCAATTAAAAGATTGGTCTAATACCAATAGAAAAGAATACAGATCTAAACAAATGCGTGTAAGTATTCCTGAAAATGTATTCATTAGTATTAATAAGGCAATACTCAATAAACAAATAACTAAAAGAGATCATATGATTGATTTTATTAATAATAATCATATTGATGATATATTACAAGTAAACTCAAATAAGAGATTACAAAAGTTAAGAAAAGTTTCAAGAACTATTGTAGAAAGATCTCTTAATGAAATGGGATTTAATGGATTTACTGAATATATTAATAATGCATTAAAAAATCATAAAGTTAAACATATTGAAATTTTAGAAAATCAAAATGAAGATGTTTATTGTATGACTGTGGTTGGTCAAAACGGTGAAGAAGATCGTCATAATTTTGCTGTAAAATCATTTAAAAATGATGGTGAAATTTCTGTAAGTGGCTGTGTATTAGGCAACAGCGTAGACCAAGATTATTTTATCCCAGTGAGAGATCCAAGTTTAAATATGCCAATTGAAACCTTACCAGGTGCATGTATTTCATTAGATACAAGAATACCATTATTAGATGGTAGAACATTAGAGTTATCAGAAATAATTAATGAATGGGATAATGGTAATAGAAATTTGTGGGTTTATTCTTGTGATCCAAAAACAGGTGCAGTAGCTCCTGGTATGATTACATGGGCTGGTATTACAAGAAAAAATGCAGATGTTATTAAAATAACATTAGATAATGGAAAAGAAATTATTACAACACCTGATCATAATTTCGTGCATAGAACAAAAGGATTTGTAGAAGCACAAAATCTTGTTGTTGGAGATTCTTTAATGCCTTTTTATAGAAAAGAAGATTATATTCTTAATAAAAAATATGCTAAAAAATATAAACAAATTTGGGATAATGAAAAACAAGAATGGGTTTTTGTACATAGAATGGTTAATAATTTCCAAAAAGAAAATAATATTGAAGAATATTATTCATTTAATATAGCATTAAATGAAAAAAACATGAGAACAATCCATCATAAAGATAATAATAGATACAATAATAATCCATCAAATTTGGTACTAATGGATTCAAAAGATCATTATGAATATCATCGTTATGAATTATGGAGTACACCAGAAAAATGTGAAAAAACAAAAGAAAAAATATCAAAGGGTGTTAAAAAATATTTGAACTCACTTAATGAAGAAGAACAGATAAAACGACATGAAAGAATAAATAACCCAATATCAAAAGCAAAAACAACTAAAAAACTTGTAGAATGGAGTAAAAATGAAAATAATCTTAAATTAAGAGGTAAAAAAATATCGTTAGCATATACTGATGAACGCAAAAACCAACTAGTAAAAAGAAATATAGAAAATTGGAAAAAACAAGAATTTAAAGATAAAATTTTTACAAAAAAACAAACAATAACATTCACTAATGAGCTATATGATATTTTTGTTAAAGAATTTGAAAAAACATTACGTGCTGATATTACATTAAACACATTAAATAATAATGAAAGTTTTATGGAAATATTTAGAAGTAATAATAAAGATATAAGAAGTTCTCTAACTAATCTAAATGAATTTACACAAAACCATATTGAAAAGATGGTTAAACAACGTGGATTTAAAAATTTCACTGAATGGAAGAAAAATGAATGTAAAGAAAGGGGTTATATTAATATTAGACAATGGAAATATAATGTAGATAAAAATAAACTTTATAATCATAAAATTGCAAAAATTGAATGGTTAAATGATAAAATAGATACTGGTACAATTACTGTTGATGGTAATGAATTATATCATAATTATCACACCTTTGCTATTGAAAATGAGATATTTATCAAAAATAGTAACCTTTCTGAAATTGAAGATATTGAATATATTCAGAAAAAATTATTAGCTGCATTAAGAGTACCTAAAGCATTTTTAGGTTTTGATGAAGCCACTGGTGAAGGTAAGAATTTAGCAATTTTAGATATTAGATTTGCAAGAGCTGTTCATAGAATACAAAAAGCGTTAATTCAAGAATTAAATAAAATGGCTATTATCCATTTATATTTAAAAGGATTTGAAGATGAATTAAATAATTTCACTTTATCATTAACAACACCATCAACACAAGCTGATTTATTAAAAATACAAAATTGGAAAGAAAAAATTCAATTATATAAAGAAGCTGTCGGCGATGCTGGTAATGGATTCGGAGCAATGTCTATGACAAGAGCACAAAGAGAGTTTTTAGGTATGTCAGAAGATGAAATCAAATTAGATATTCAAAGACAAGTTATAGAAAAAGCTGCTAATGAAGAATTTTTAATGTTAGGTAGTGTTATTAAACAAACAGGTGTTTTTAGAGATATATATAAATTATATGATATCAACCCAGATAATATGGAAACTAATACCAATAAAGATGGTGAAGAAGGTGGTGATGCGTCAATGAGTGGTGGTGGTTTTGATATGGGTGGTGGTGATATAGGTGGTGGTGATATAGGTGGTGGTGATATAGGTGGTGGTGATAACTTTGGTGATACACCAGAAGGGTTAGCACCTGGTGCTGTTCCAGCTGGTGGTGAAGAAGATATTGCTACCGACTTTACACCTGACATAAATTTAGATGATGAGGATAATAACTTATCTGAAAGTAGGGTTATTCAAAAAAATAAATACAATACTATTGTTAATGATAAATCAAATAAATTAACAAAAGCAATGTTGAAAATAATTGAAGAAATTGACCAAAATACAAAATAATAAACTTTAATAATATATTTATAATAAAAAAGATAAACTATGTTTGGAAAATATAATGATAGTATTTTAAAAAAAATTGGAAACCAATATAAAGATAATAATATTAAAGGTTTAAAAAAAGATATTAAAGAGTATGTTACTTTAATAAAAGAAGATAAAAATCTTAATGAGTTTTTTAAGATTTATGATATGTTTAAAACAATAAATTTTGAAGATAAGGAAGTTGCAACTGAATTTGTTAATGAATCTTTATTAAAATTAAAATCATTAGATAAAACATCCGTATCTAAATTAAGACCTTTATGTGAAAATCAGCGTAAAATAAGTCATAATACCATTGAATATAATTTGGATCAATTAGTGTTTAATGAAAAACTTTCTTTAAAAGATAGGGCATTATGTAAGGTTAATTTAATTAATCAAATCACCAATAATAAAAAAGGTGATATTGATTTTAACATCATGTATGATAAAATTAATGAAAGAATAGGTTCATTAAATGAAAATGAAAAAGTTATTATTGAATTATTTCTTGAAAATGATGATAAAAAAATTAAAGAATATTATACCACTTTAATTGAAGAAATATATGAAAAAGTTGATAATAAAATATTAGAAAGTTCTGATGGTGATGTTATTAAAAGACTTGTTGAGGTTAAACAAAAATTAAAATCATTAAAAGGTCAAATACCTAATATTAAAACCATAGAAAATATTTTAGATTTAAAAGAAAATTTCGAATAAAATTATTGTTTTTTTAATACTTTTTTATTATAATTATAATAAAAGATATATTATGATAAAAAAAGGTAAAGAAATTAAGTTAATTAATAACAATTCTTTTAGAGTAAAATACGGTACTATTGATAGTGTTGATATGAAATCAATATATATCGATATCAATTCTTGGATTATCCCCAAAAATAATATTGAAAAACAAAACGAATTAAACAGTATTGGGTTTGATTTGAAAAAGAAAATACATAACACTATTAATACGGAATATTTTAAAAAATATTTTATTATTGATTTTGATGTTGCATTATCTGGATTAAAAGAGGGTAAAAAAAGTTTTATGAATCTAAATGTTGTTGTTTATCCAAATACACGTATGAAATTTAATTCTGAAATAGTTAAAAAAGAAATAACATGTATAAGTGATAGTATAATAAATGAATTAAAAAGTAAAAATTTTGAATTTTATGGGAAGAAATAAAAAAACAAATGAAACAGAACCTATGGTTGAACAAAAAGAGGAAAAAATAACAACATCTTTACCAAAAGTAGAAAACTGGGTAAGTATTGATAATCAAAATTATTTTTTTAGTTATAAATCTGTTAATTCATTACCAACGGGATTATATAATATAACAATTAATGGTGAAGAGGAATATGGGTTAAGTAAAATGGATACAAACAATGAGGACCTAATTAAATTACCTTCATTTCCTTATGAAAAAATTATATCTGAATTAAAAAATTTTTGGAATAGTAAAGAAAAATTCATTAAATATAAATTAAACCCTCAAAGGGGTATAATTATTTCTGGTGAACCTGGTTATGGTAAAACTTCTTTAATTAAAATAATCTTGGATGAACTTAAAGAACAAAATGGAATAGCTATTTTATTTCAAGATCCTGAAAGTTGGGTTCAAATAGCTAAATATGTTCGTCAAATTGAAAAAGATCGACCAATTATTTGTATTATTGAAGATTTTGATTTATTAATTAGTAAATATGGTGATGATACATTTTTAAGTATAATTGATGGTGTATATAGTATATATGATATTGTATATATTGCAACAGTTAATAATTTAGAATACGTTCCAAATAATATTAAAAATAGACCTTCTTGTTTTGATATAACATATGAATTACCATTACCCAAAAAAGCTGATAGGGAACAATATTTTAAAACCAAAATTCAAGGTGACGATAGAGATAAATATGATATATCTAAATTAGTTAAAGATACTAATGATTTTAGTATGGCTCATTTAAAAGAAGTGTTTATTTCACTATATTTATTAGATAAAGATTATGATACCGTAATTAATCAACTAAGAAGTGTAAAACTTTCTGATAAAATTGGTTTTAATATTGTTGATAGTGAATAAAAATACTAAAAATATATGATTTTTTTATAATATCCTTATATTTATTAATATAAAATATTTAAAATGGTATTAAAAACATTAACCGAAAATGAGGAAGGTTTTGGAATCATAATTGATAATTGTGATTATCTTAATAAAGAAAATAATGCAAAATATCTTAAAGAAAATTTTGAAATTAAACAAGATTCTTTTGATCCATTAATTGTTTACGCAACATTGCAAAAATATGATGTTGAAAATAGGAATGGTAGAATATATCCCAAAGATATATTAATGAGAGAAGTTGAAAAATATAGGGAAGTAATTAAACGAAACGCAAGTTTTCATGAATTGGACCACCCAGAACAATCTATTATTTCTTTAAAAGGTGGTTCTCCACATAGAATATTAGATATGTATTGGCAAGGAAATGCTTTAATAGGTAAATTAGAAATTTTAATTTCCGAAGGGTATAGAAAATATGGTGTGATTTCTTGTGATGGTGATATGGTTGCACATTATTTAAGATATGGACAAACATTGGGTATTTCTTCAAGAGGTGTTGGTTCACTTAAAAAAGTTAATGGAAAAAATATTGTTCAAGATGATTTTGAATTAGTTGCTTGGGATATTGTTTCCTCACCATCAACACCTGGTTCATACATATATAAAAATAAAGAGGATTTTAATAAG